GTCTAATATGGCGTACAGTACTCTCCATGGCCATTGGTATGATTGGCAATATGCTCGTCAATAAGTTAACCCAACCAAAGGCTGATAGGTCACATACGGACTCTGCACAGGCTAACACGTATGGGTGGGGCGGGGCTAAGACTGTAACGGGCCAAGGCTACCCATTGGCTGTTACGTATGGACGTATGAAGAGCGCGGGTCTCCTCTTATCTCGTCACATTATCAGTGACGGCGAAAAGCAGTACCTTAACCTCTTATACTGTGCCGGCGAAGGTGAGCTGTCCAAAATCGAGGATATCCGCATCAATGCCAACCCTATCAGCAATTACCAGGATGTACAAGTGGATATCCGGTTAGGTACCAATGACCAAACAGTTATCCCTAATTTCAATGATAACTACGCAGACCAAGTACTCAATTACGAGTTAAAAACCGGATGGAGTACGCAACGTGTACAAGGTGACGCATGTAATGCTATCGAGTTAACTATCAGCTTCCCTAATGGCCTGTATTATTCAAACGATACAGGCGGTATGGATGCAACGTCGGTTACGCTTGATGCGGAAATCCGTAAAGTAGGTGAAAACGAAGAGTGGCATAAGCTACCACTCTCCAATCAAAAAGGGATGCAAGCCTTCGTTAAGAAGTCCGGAGACGGATGGTCCTTTACCCGCCAAAAATCTGATGCGGAAATCACAGAAGGCGACTATAAGGGCAAAGTTACGGAGGCAACTAATACCGCCTTCTATCGTGTGTATCGATTCGATAACCTCGATAAGGCACAATATGAAGTTCGTGTTCGTTGTTCCAGTAAGGATGGCAACTCAATCCGATACAACAATAAGGTGTACTGGAACCAGTTAACGCAGATTATATACGATGACTTCGTGCATCCTGGTAAGGCTCTAATTGGAATTAAGGCGTTGGCCACTTCTCAGCTGAATGGTTCAGACCCTGAAGTATCTTGGATACAGGAACGCTCCGCCGTGTATGTATTCAACCCGTACCAACAAAAGTACGAAGTCCAAAGAGCAGATAATCCGGCATGGGCTGCATATGATCTACTTCATATGGCGCGTAAGTTCGGTGATGAATACGTCGTGTTTGGCCAACCTCATGGGCGTATGGACTACGACGCCTTTAAAGCCTGGGCAAGCAATTGCGATAAGAATGGATTCACCTTTAACTATATCTACGATAGCGCTAGCCGATTATGGGAGGCGCTTAAATATCCGGAAAACGTAGGGCGAGGTAAAGTCATTCCACAGGGGACTCGGTTCACGTGTGTTAGTGATTATGAGTCAACACCAGTGCAGCTATTCACAGTAGCCAACATAAAGCAAGGTAGCTTTTCAGAGGAGTTTCAAGGTATTCAAAGCCGTGCCAACTCCGTGGAAATCTCTTTCCTTAATAAGGATAAGGACTACGAACGTGATGTTATCCCCGTGTATGGCGACACCTACGATGAATCGGATACACTTACAAACCCTGCACAAATTGAGCTCATGGGATGTACTAGCCTAGACCAGGCGTTCAAACACGGTAAGCACTACCTACGATGTAATAAGTACGAGGTGCGTACTGTATCTATCGAAGCTTTCACCGACGCCATAGCGTGTACGATAGGGGATATTATTCTTATCCAACATGACGTACCTGAATGGGGCGAAGGTGGCCGAGTAGTAGCTGTTACAGGTAATACTATTACCCTTGATAAGGAAGTAGCTACACTTCCGGGCAAGCAGTACCAGCTACTGATCCGTAATAACGCTAATGATGCGGTGACTACGCTTACAGTACTAAGTGTGATTGGCCGTAACGTAACCATTAAGGAAACGATTACAGTCGAACCTGGTAGCGTGTATGCGTTTGGTGAGTTAACCAAAGCTGCTAAACCGTTTAGGGTGCTAGCTATCACAGAGGGCGGTACTGAACTTACCCGTAAAATACAGTGTATGGAATACTATCCGGAAGTGTATACGAGTGATGACGGTACTGTTCCAACTATCGACTATAAGTCGGAAGTTGGTAGCGATATCGAGGATATATGGCTCGTAAGTGATGTATATGGCGCTAATGGCATCATGTACTCACGCATTGCAGTCCGTTGGCAACTGCCTCGTGATGGCAAGATAACCAACGTAATAGTTAACTATCGGAACGCTAAAAGCGATACATGGAAATATGTAGGGAACTTCCCCGCATCACCTAATAGCACAGAGATATCCGATGTGCTATTAGGCGCTACTTACGAGGTTAAGGTGCAAGCGATTAACGATTTAGGGCAACTCACTACAGGGGTTACTAAGGAAATCGTCATTCCGCGAATGCAAGCACCTGGCGATGTACAGAACCTACACGTCATTAGTCGATACAATCTAACCGCTGATAAGAGCGTGTACTATGATCTTCAAGTGATGTTCGAGCCACCGGCTAATCCTGGTAACTTTGACAGTGCTGAGGTGTGGTACAAGCTAAAATCTAAGAATGGCCAAATCGTAACGGGTCAAGATTGGCAGTACGCGGGCAGTAGCAGCAGCCAGGTTATCATCAAAGCATTAGGCCCTGGCGAAGAGTACGAGGTTAAGGCCGTAGCCGTGGATAGGTTCGGTAATAGATCCGATACGGCTCAAGTTGTGGATGTCGTAGTCAAGGCGATGGACGAGGTACCGGATATGCCTAAGAACTTTACAATCGCCTTTAAGGACCACGCTACCGCATCATGGAGCGATGTTCTAAACGCTGACGTGGACTACTACGAACTCCGCACCGATAATGACCCAGGCAAGGATACCAACGCATTACTTACAAAGGTAAAAGGTACATCCGCTAACTTACCGCTTACGAAACGAAGTGGCACGGTGTACTTGTACGCACGAAGTACGCTAGGCAAATACTCAACACCTGCAACGTATTCGTATAACCTGCCACAGTTAGAGGCACCTACGTTTGAGGTTAATGACCAACTCGGAGGATTTAGTCTTTACTTTGGTGCAAAGCCACCACAGGCCTACGTTATCCGTTGCCACGTTATCGGTGACGAGCGTACGGACGATTTAGAGACAACGTCTAGCATGCTCACGTACTCTAACAAGGCGGGTGTATATCGTGTGCGGTGCGAATATGTCGATGTGTTCGGTAGTAGCTTAGTCGCTGAGAAGTCGGTCACGATTAAGGATAGGGTTGATAAGAGCCTTCTTGATGCGGAAGCATTAGGGCTAAAAGCTATGGACGAAGCAATCCAAGCGATGAGCTCTGAAGTTGGAACGATGAAAACCTCTGTTAATGGGTTTGAATCTAAAATGGTTCAACTGGATAAGGGCATTACCCAAAAGGTAACTGACCTTAATAAGAACCTATCTGGTCAAATTACTACATTATCGGAGGGTATCGACCTTAGAGTGACCGAGGCTATGAATAGTCTTGACGGCGCTCAGATTGTAAGCCGGATTAACTTATCCCCGGAAGGTACCAGAATTGATGGCAAGTTATTACATGTCACTGGTCAAGCGCTGTTCGATAATAACATCATTACCGAGGGCATGCTCCAAGCTAACTCGGTAAGCGCCGATAAGATACAAGCGTTATCCATTAGTAGTGATAAGCTCCAAGCAGATAGCGTTACCGCGGATAAGTTAAAGGTCAATAGCCTTGACACTATCACGGCTACAATTGGCACGTTGCGAACTAAAACAAGTGGCGCCCGGGTTGAGATATCTGATAACTTAATTCAAGTGTTCGATGATAACAATGTACTGAGAGTGAGGTTAGGCCTATGGGACGATTAATTAAATGGTTAAAAGAAAAGCTGACTTCGTTATTTAGAAAGAAAGGTGATACTGTGCCAGCTGGAATACAAGTATTTGATAAGAAGGGAACGGAAATTATTTCAATCACGGACCGATTAACACGAATCGTAGGAGTGAAACGATTTGACACTATTGAATCTAGCGGTAGTGCAACGTTAAAACTAGCCAACGGGCAACATATTTGGTATTTCTTTAACGCATACACAGATGATAATGATGTCAATATTATGAACTTTACACATTTATATGACCTCATTGTAACTGACGATACCATCTCATGGAAGCTTCGCTCTTCCGCAGAGCAGTATAAAGGAATGCCATGTAAAATTGCGTTGATATACGGGGTGATGTGATATGAACTATTTTGAAATCAAAAATGCAGACGATATTTTGACAATTAATGATAGCGAATCATGCTTATACCTAAAGTATCGGATTAATTTAAAGAACTCACCTATTCACGATAGGCGGGTAGAATCGGGTTCTGAGTATTTATATAAGGGTGACGGCATTGGGTATATTAATTCCTATAACGGTGGTTATGCAGCCGCCGTATATATCCCGATTCGGTTAAGAAAGCCAGATGAGTATTATGCGTATGCTCTATCCAGTAATACTCCACTTAAACATGTACGACTTACTGAAATTCGTAATCAACGACATCCGGATAGAATGGGTCGCTGGACCAATTACTTACAGGTGACATTTGCCTGTGATAGCGTTGAGGATATTCGTAAGATTGCGGACTCCATTGAAATCTATGTATATTCTAGCCGTATGCCCAAAACAGGCACCTCCGGCTTAGAGGTATTCGATAAATACGGTGTGCCTATATACAACAGTAACCTGCCAACATTACGAATTGCTCAAATTATCCGTAAAAACTTTAATGGCGATACGCTTCTTAGTAAGGCGGATTACGAAATGGGCACCGTTAAATTCCAGGGCATCAAGAAGCCTGGTATGTGTTATGCATACCCTATCTTAGATATCCATTCCAGCACAGCTGGATATGCTCAGCACTATATCAACTGGAATGGGGATAGCGTGACCATTGATACCGATTATAAGGGAGAAGTAGGGGCTCCATTAGATCCTCAATCTGTCAAAGTTACGCAAGTCCTTATCTGTGAGCTTGATGGAACCGAGAACGTTCCTTCAACAGATGAAATGGAAATCTAAGGAGGCTATATGGTCGAACAAGACATCACATTGTACGCAGGGCAGGACTTTGGCATGACGTACGTCGTACCGCCTGGCTCCGATATGGACCTAAGCGAATACGAGGCCGTCTGCAAAATTCGTAAACGGCCCTATGATGATATGAAATTAGAGTTAACGCCTGTGGTGCAGTCTAAACAGGTAGGGTTCTTCATTAGTGGAAAGGACTCCGCTGATGCCCATTTAAAGGGTGGCGATTACCTGTATGATGCTTTCATCTACAATGATCAGAAATGGATAAAACTTGGACAGGGTACAGTCACCATCGTTCCAGATATTTCAATGCACAAGTAAGGAGGTACTTGGTATGGAAAACGAATTAATTTTAAAACTTGATAAGGAAACTACTATTACGCTTATCGAGGGCTTAGGTAAAAGCGCCTATGCTATTGCAGTAGCTCATGGGTTCAGAGGTACTGAACAGGAATGGCTTGATAGTTTAAAAGGCTTACAAGGCGAGCCTTTTAAGTATTCTGATTTTACACCGGAACAGCTTAACGCACTCAAAGGCCCTAAAGGCGAACAAGGGGATAATGTCAATGCCGAGGTAGTGGCTAAAATTAAAAATTTACTATTAGATAATAATGTATTCGTGCATAGTGATAGCCTTGAAGGCATTATGCTTGAATATTTTGAAGCACAAAGAAATAGCACATCTATTTATTTAATGGGTGATGAGGGTATTCCAGAACCGTATATCACAGTGAATGAAGGTAAAATAAATATTATCTATGTAGCAACCCTGCCATTCCAAATTAATGACGGTGAAATTCAATATACGAAAACGGGTAGCGCGGAAGTGCCACTACCATCTACTACAGAAAATACAACAATTAAATTCTATAATGCACGAATGAAGTTGATGTTTACTAAAACTGTTGAAGTCGAATAATTTGCAACACACAGGGGGAGTGAATGACTATTCTAAATGACATTTTAATAATGCTGATTAGCGGTGTATCACATGCGCATATCGTTAGTATGGGGGTAGTGATTATTTTAACCACTACATTATTATTTGTGGACACAATTCAACGAATTGCTGCAGAAGTGTTGCGGTATAACAAGGATAATCACAGACCTAATAATCCTATTACGCTACTAACAACGTTGACCTGGTACGGCTGGGGAAAAGGTAAATATATTGATGAAACAACTGGTGAACGGCGTAGATATTTAATGAGTGAACGTCTTAGAAGTGATTTGTTAAAGAAATTATGCGTTCAATATCCTGCATGGATGATATTATCCATCGTATTTATTTCGTTACCAGATATCCCAATTCCAAATACAGCTTTATTTTTAGACCATCTTTTCTCCTATGTATTTATGTTGATACCCTTCTTCGCAGAATGTTGGTCTATCATCGAAAATTTACGAGAAATGGTTGAAGATGATCTAATCGACCTTGGAAATGTGTTCCATGGCGTACTCGAGATTATCAGAGCGTGGAGGGGTAATGGATAAGCTAGCTACTATTAACCGCATCAAGAGGTCCTATCAGTCTATCCGAATAGCTGGCATACGGCCAACAGGTGTATTAGCAACGAGGGCGCTAGTCCTCGTTATGCTAGTGCCTATGGTGCTAGTTGTTGCCCAGTATGTGTTATCAACGATTAAAGGCTATGTATCGCCTGAAGCTAATCAGCTTATCGATAAGGGTATTCTTATCATTGACCACATATTCGTTCCGTCGGTGCTTATGTCTATCGTCGGACTGTGCGGTATGTTCATCGATAAGGACCATAACGGGATACCTGATAAGCTGGAGGAACCGAATACGTTGCCTATGAACAGACCTGGCATACAACAATTAGCAGATGATGTTAACCATGACGAGAGGGGGAAATAAATGTTTCGACAAATTACAATGGACGAGTTACAGTCCTTAGCGCTAGATGCGTACGGCAAAATTGAAAAGGCATACTATCATTGGACTGGAGTCAAAGGCGGTAAGCACTTCACAGATTACCATATCAACATCGACCGAGATGGCACGATGTGGACCGATATGGAGGCCTTAACCGATTATAAAGAACATACCTACATGCGTAACAGTAACGCGGTAGGGATAGCTATTGAAGCGTGTTGGGATGCAGTCAGTGAAAATAATCTAGGTAGTGAACCACCAACAAAAAAACAGTTGGCCACGATGACACAAATTATGGCAGTGCTCACTATTAACGCGGGTGTACCACTTGATATACAACATCAAATGACACACGCCGAGGCGGCCGATAATAAGGACGGCCTAGACCTCTATTATTTAGATCCGACGGGATACCCTAATAATACTTACGGCCCAGACTCCAACGTTGACCGATGGGACCTCTTAGTGTGCCATGCAGGTGATGAACGATGGAGCGGTGGCGACTGGTTACGTGGCACAGCTCGATGGTGGGGCGCACAGTGGGGTAGTACGATTTAGAAAGGAGTAATTATGTATGAAACTATCAAGAACAAAGTTATGTCTGCGTTTACTCTTAAGCGCGTTATTTGTGGTGTGCTTAGCGTTCTTATCATCGGTTTCGCATGCAGCCTCATCGGAGGGTACCTCGATACAAGAGCCGACTATCAGCGTACCCGTGAGCAGTTGGAACGAACTCAAAGGGCGCTTGATGAAAGCAGAAAGCTCAATCAACAACTCCGAGAAAGCATTGCAACAAGCCAACGACTTAACCGCGACGCAGGGAACAGCATTAACAGAATTGAAGATTATCAACGAAGAACGGACGAAGGAATTGAACGCGCTCAAAGCAATCAACGAGAAACAGGGGCAAGAATTAACGAAAGCCTCCAATCTCTTGACGACGCAAGAAGCGAAATTGAACGAAGCCTCGACGTCATTAGAAGAATTGAAAGAGCAAATCAAACGCAACAAACGAACAGAACAGCGCCTTAAACGGCAACGTGACACATGGGCCGTGGTAAGCGGTGTATTCGGGTTAGCAGGTGCAATTCGTCGATGACTGAGAGGTGATCCATATATCTCCTGAGCATGAGCAGGTGGACTCCTGGACTGATTTCAAAAGATTATCGAAAGAATGACAAAAGATTAAAAGAGCCTACTAGCTTAGATAAAATCTAGGTTGGTAGGCCCTATTTTACTTTTAATTGTAGATGGAAGTATTTGAATGTCTTGTAAATATACTATATAATTGAAATGATAAACGTTTAAAATTTGTTAGATTTTAGAATAGTAGCTCAACCGTGGCTCACCCTAAAATACTATAAGTCTAGCATTAATCAGTGTTTTAGGGCTATAGAAACTATTAAAAGAGGATATTAGCATAACTTTAAAAACCCAGTAAACGCGCGGTTTACTGGGTTTTCATTTGCTTAAAATTATCAAAAATCGTTACATTTCGTTACGGTAGCTCACCCGTGGCTCACCCTCAATTAGGTCATCGTAGGTCGGTAATTTATTCACCGCCTCTACATATTGATTCGTAGTCTTATGCGTGTAAATGTCTTGTGTGATATTGCTGGCAGTGGAGTGGCCAACAATATGCTTAACAATAATTTCCGGAATTTCTGCATTACTGCACATGGTGATAAACGTGTGTCTCGTATCGTGGGGTACATGTTCGCCCAAGTTGAGTTCTTGGCATATTTTAGTAAAATGAGTACGATATATGGTCTTACTAGGAGATTTAAATAACCTATTGGAGCGTTTGAATTGAGCTTCACTGTAGAAGGCAGATATAATTGGATAAATACATTCCGCTATTGGTATGATTCTACGTTTACCTGCGTCCGTTTTAGATCCACCAATCATGTATCGTTCTTTTAGATGCACATCCTCAAGTTTAATACCGTATAGCTCGGAAATTCTGAGTCCGGTGTAAATATAAAGTAGCAATATTTGAGCCGTACGCTCGTTTTTATGCTCCCATAGTGTAATTATATGGCTCGGAGTAAAAACTTTCGCTATGCGTGTACTAGGGGCATTTTTTGAGATTATAATATCGCGCATATAATTCTTTGTTAACACTTCATGCTTTATCCCGACATTCATCACACGAACCAAGATAGCTTTGACTGATTGAAGATAGGATTGCTTCCTGGTCGGGTCATCAAAGAATGATTGAACATGGGGAACACGTAAGGTAGTAACATCTTGTGATAAGAGATGCGCAAAGTGGTCCCGCACAATTTCAATATGTTGGATACGCCCTTTAGATAACCCTTGACGCTTTGACTCGTCAATCGTCCAATCGAATACTTGGCCAAAGGTAGTCATCTTACGTTCTACAAAGGCATCTGGGTTACTCGCAAATTGTGCTAAGGCCTGGTATGCGTCAGCTTGCTTCGCAAAAGTCCCTAGTGAGCGCTTAATAGGTTTTCCTTCAGCTGTCCATCCGGTCGTGATAACAGCACGGTAAGGCTTACGAAGGTTTTTATGTTTCATTTTATAAACGGATCCTGTTCCGTTGGCTCGTTTCATGGCCATAATCTCATATCCTTCCTATAATTAAGCCCCTATCTGAGCAGTATCGGATAGGGGCTTTACTTTTATTTAAATTGAATCTGTTTAGCCTCTCCGTTTAGGTAGTAGGTTACTGTAGGCTTATTAGCATTGATGTAATCAACGAGGCCTGGCTGAACTGGTGCCACATATATAGTGTGGTAGAAGAACGATTCAGGGAATATATCGAATCGGTGTGCAGGTGGTACGGTCTGCACGAGTTGCCAATGCGCTTGTACAGACTTCCCATTAGGGAAGGTAAGCGTGGAGTTCTCTCCGCCCTGGGCGGATGTGAGTGTCCAGTCCTCAAGGACTACACTGGTTACAGTATGGCCAAGCACCGACTCATTTCTAAACTCGATGGATGGTTTAGGCCATAGGGCGAATAGGGTTATACCTAGTGCAGCAATAAGAATAATAAGAATTGCGATACCCGATTTAATCTTCATGATTTTCCTCCTTCGCCTTTGAGCAGTCAGTAATGTATTTTAGATATTTAATAAAGTCTCTTGATAATTCAAACTCTTTAATATCTTTTGTTGGTTCATAAAATTGATCAATAGTAAATTTTAAAAATGAATCAAGCTTACCTCGGCTCTGTAGTTGGCCTATTGTTAAGAAAAAGCGGATAAATGTATCCGTATCTTCCATTAGATGAGCTATAATGGCCCCAATTTCCCGGTATTTATCAATCATTGGCTTTGTAGCAAGCGGAAGAGATTCTCTTAATGTAGTTACCATAAGCTCTTCAAATGAATTTTTATTTGCTTCTAGGTAAAATGAGTCGTCATCAGATAATATTTCTGGAAGGCATTCCTTACGCTCTTCAATCAACCCATGAGCGTATTCGTTTCTTAGTCTTTTGATTTCGATATCGTCGGTCAATGGATATGCAGTTTTGATATATTGATACAAATCGTGAAAGATATTAGCCTGAGTTTGTGCTTTTGATAACGCTCCACGAATTGTTTCTTGATGTAGATCTTTACCTAGAATATAGTTCATATCGACATTAAATAAAGTAGCATACGCCCGAATATATGGAGCAGATGGTTGACTCTTACCATTCTCCCAGCGCGATATCATACTCTTGGATACTCCTTCACCTTTTATATCTATTCCTGCTTTTTGCACTTCAAGTGAAAGTTTTTCCCTGAGCGCGTCAATAGTTAACCCTTGTGCTGTACGTAGCTCTTTAAGGCGTTGCCCGATTTTAAATTTTAATTGATCTTCTTTAAGCCTTGAGCTTATATTTAGATTTGTAGTCATTTTTAAAATTCACCTTTCCTCACTTAAACCCTCTTCCTACCTATATTATACTTCAGATGTTCCTCAATAGGCAATTAAAATTTACGAGAAATCACAAAAATGTTGTTGACAGGAACTTTTGACGGTGCTATCATGTACGCATAAGGCAACTCGGCAACATTCGAGAGAGGCCGATATAACAATTTGATATTGAAAGGGGGCGGGGTATGTGATACCACGTAAAGCAATCTCTCCGTATCGAAAGCTCAAAAGCTTCATGGTAGAGAATGATATTTCTAATACCGCAGCCGCAAAGGTGATAGGGGTTAAGCCAAACACTTTCAGTAAGAAGCTTAACCGCATCAACACAGACTTCACATTACAGGAAATGCGTACGTTGTGTATAACCTATGACCTTGATGCGAACGTATTTTTTTTACATTAAAGGTTCCTATTTAGGCAACTTTTTATTTTTACCAGAAGGTTCCTAATTAGGCAACTTAAAAGGAGGCAATCACTATGAACAAACGCAAATCTTGTGTAACGTACCTGTACCAAGATTCACTCGCTCGTCGGATGAAGGAGCTCGGTGTATCTCGGTCAGAGCTAGCCACTATGACCGGGCTTTCACCCTGCACAATCCTTACAGCGTGTAATGGTAGACCGGTATCGGTGCGAACAATCGCCAAAATTCTTGAACACTTACAAGTTGATCCATCTGAAGAAGATGATTACTGGGGCATTGACCCTGTATAGGAGGTAACTATGAATACTGAAAAAGATGAATATACCATCGAAAACCTTATTGTCCAAGTAACACCCAAAACCGCCAAGTACGACCTCTGGTTCAATCGAATACTCGGACTGTTATCCTTTGTAACTTTAGTCGTTGCCATCATCTACTTTGCAACGGTGCTAATCCTACTATGAACCCCACCATTACAGTGAAACAAATGGCTAGCGTTTTAGGCCTAACCCTTACAGCGGTTAGAGAGGGCATCGCTAACAACCATTACAAAGCCTTCGCCTACTGCTACGGCAAAGGCAAGAAACGAACCTTCGTCATTGACCGGTTCGGATTCGAAACATACCTGGCTCGAACAGGGAGAAGTGAAGAGTACATCAAGGAGGCATTTAATCATGCACGCATTTCTTAAATTAGTAGCCGGATTAATCCTCATGGGCTCCGTTGGTAGCCTCGAGATTGACCGCATAGGCTTTACTCAGTATTTTGTGCAATGCGCATTAGGGGTAGCTTTATGGATTGTGGCTGAGCAAAGTCAAACCATCAGACGGCTCAAAAGGAGACAACGATGAGACGGAAACCAATCATCCCGATGATGCGGTTGAAGTCCAGTTTTGACCTTAAGAAACTGATCTACGATAACACGCCCTACGGGTTATGTAGTTTCGCTGAAGTTATAGGCGTAAATCCTATGACCCTGGTCAAATTATCTAAGCACTTACCTGTGAGGATATGCACGGCCAGGTTAGTCGCTAAAGGACTTGGCCAACGAATCGACTTCTTATTCGACCAGTGTTCGATTCAACAAAAGACATGGGGCAATCGATTTGGTTACCGCATGAAGCCGGCAGTGTTCCGTAAGGTGCTAGCTGATAAGGGTTTGTCCATTCAAGATGTCGCTGCGATGTGCGGGATGCACTATGCAACCCTATACAGCCATCTCAAGGGCATAAATAAGTCGATGTCATTTAGTAAGGCAGTCATCTTGGCAGATACTCTGAACGTCGACATCGGATTGTTATTTGACTTTAGCCAGTATTAAGTGAGGTCACCCTCACATGGGCAATGATGGCCAATTGGTACGGAGCCCTAGTAGTATATTTTGCAATTTAGCAGAAAGGAGGTTCCTATGCAGAACCCTACAAAGAACAACGTACGGACCTTTGTTAGAAGTCTGTACAACGCTCGGCTTCTGGAACAGACAGAAGCAGAAAGCGTAGCGCTCGAATCACACTACATTAGCCTTGAAGCTGACGGACGTGTAGCAGCTGCTGAAGCGTTCCACAAAGTCATTAATGGATTACGTGAGGCACGTAAGGGCGCTCAACGTTTGGAAGAACTAGGCTACGGCTCGCTAGCTACTAAGCTAGTACCTGATGCGGATAACTTCGTCAAGCGTATGTGCAAACCACTCCACGAATGGTGGTATGACAATCTCGATGTTAACTCCGAGAAGGGCCAAAAGTGGCGTGCAGTCCTAGAAGTAGCCAAGCCTTACGAAATTGAGATTCGTAAGTTGAAGTCAGCGCGGAATGCATTGAATAGCATTATTGATCGTTCCCCTTCAGGGAAGCACGCCGTAGTCGAGCTTAAGAAATTTGGCTTTGACTATGACACCTGGGCACACGCACAAGTTGATATCGGTAGTCCTTCCGATTTCGATATTCTAAAATGCCCAAAAGAAAATGACCGCATCAGTACTGGAACTACTGACACGGCCACATCAAAATAATTTTGACACTTATATTATACGAGGTATTTCAACTATGAACAAGAAAGTAATTGCATCCACGCTCGCAATCTCCGCATTAGCGGTTAACGTATTCGCACAAGGTAGTAACTTAGGCCCTAACGGCACCGCTAATGGCGACGCAAGCCTAGTTATTGGTACGAATAATACAACTACTATAAACGCTACATCCGCCTTCGTTGCAGGCACTCAAAATACAGTATCCGCTCCTAACGGTATTGCCTTTGGTACAAGTAACACAGTTTCCGGCGAAAACGGCTTCGCCGGGGGCAACGATGCCAAAGCATCCGGCCGTAACTCCTTCGCATTCGGCAGCCATGCTGAGAGCTTGGTAGAGTATACCATCGCTATTGGCAACCAGGCGCGAACAGCTAGTTACGACAGCGTGGCCATCGGTAATGGGGCGTTCGTATCCGGTGAAAGCTCTGTGGCCTTTGGTCGCTCCAACAACGTGACCGGAGAAAACTCCGTCGCGGTTGGCGCTAACAATGGCACCGTAGCAGGTGGCCAGTCCGCCGTAGTAGGCTACAACAACAAAATTGGTTCCCAAAAGGAACAACTCGTGTTCGGCTCTAACTCTGAATCTAATGGCCAAGGTGCATTAGTGTTTGGCACACACGCCAAATCCTTAGCCACTGACGCCATAGCCTTTGGCAACAACACAATAGCCGATCGTGCAAATTCCGTTGCCATCGGCACCAACGCGGTGACCGATGATGCGGTAGGCGTTGACGGTGTAGACCTAAATGGTACCCGTCACATCTTCGCAGGCGAGCAACCTGGCGCAGTCGTATCCTTCGGTTCCAAAGCTCGCACAGGTGCAGGTGGCGTGGCGCAGTATAACCGGCAGTTACAGAACGTTTCCGCCGGTAGAGTGGAAGCGGACAGTTTAGACGCTGTCAACGGCTCCCAGTTATACGCTGCGTACGATGAAATCAACACCATCGGTGCAAAGGTGCATACTAATACGGCTGATATCAGCACACTTCAAGGCACATCTGCTAATCACGAAGGCCGCATTACTGCACTTGAATATCGTACCTATAATATGGCCGGTGAAATTAACAACCGTCTCAACGCAACAGACCAACGCGTCAACCGTTTAGGCGCATCTAGTGCAGCATTAGCAGGGCTTCATCCTTTGGATTTCAACCGAAGCGATAAGGTCAGCTATGCTGTAAGTTATGGCCATTATCGTAACAGCAACGCCGTAGCCCTTGGAGCGTTTATCCGTCCAAATGAGCGATTGATGATTGGCGTAGGCGCTACTTTAGGCGCTGAAAATCAATTCACAATCAATCTTGCGTTCAAGACCGGTAAGGGCTCTGACTACATCGCTGAAGCCAAAGATGCCCAAAGTCGTATCTCTAAGTTAGAACGATTGGTTGATGAGTTAACGCAAGAAGTTGCTGCGCAACGTCGCATTTAGGAGGTCACTATGAATAAACCTAAAACTCACACAATATCAATCACTATGGATTTGAGCGAAGACTACAGCTCCTGCCGTTGTGCATGTAGAACAACATTAACAGACCAGAAGGTACTTGGCGCAATGTTAGCGAGTGCAGTAGTAGCTATCGCTCACGACTATAGCCGAGACCCGCACGCGTTTGCAAAGGCAGTAACCTGTACGGTTATGAAATTTATTGATAAACCGGGATTTACAAAACCCAAAGAACAATTATCTTAGGGGTGATGCAAATGGCCCGAAAGAATAGAAGAAAACGGATAGTGAAAGATACTGCAATAGAGCAGTTGATTTCGCCTAAGGAACCTATTACGCCTCCGCCTAGTCCGTGGGATGTTAGAAGCTCCCTAAGAGAACAAGCTAAACGTGAAAAGATTATTACTAATCGACTTACTAAGATTGATACCTGGGTGACTAGAGCTTGCCAAGTCGTATTCATCATCTTAGGTATTTGTGTTCTCCTACTGCTACACTTTCACGGCATTATTTAGATATTAACTAGAAAGGATTTCCTCATGATCAGAATCACTTTTGAAGCAAAAAACTATATATCCCTTTGTGAAGAACTTAAATTGTTCCTCAGCTACAGTAATATACCTACGACGAAAGAACCGCCCACAGCTCCTGTGGTACCCGCCACAGTCCAAGCTCCGCCGGTGGCTCCAGTCGCTCAACCTACTCCAGCAGCACCTGTGGTACCGACATCTGTGTCGGTACCAACCACTCCAGAACCTCAACCTGCACCACCTGCACCACCTACACCGGCTGTACCGGTAGCACCGGTTAAGGAATACACATTAGAAGAAATTCAAGTGGCGTTGCAACCATTAATGGATGCAGGCCGTACGAATGAAATCGTTGGCCTAATGCAAAAATACAAAGTGGCAAGCCTTCCTGAACTTCCAAAGGATCAATTCCCTAATCTCGTAGTTGACCTTCGCAACATGGGGGCTCGAATCTAATGGCTAGCCATGCGCTACTAAGCGCATCAAGTGCGCACAGGTGGTTACACTGCACAGGGGCGCCTCGATTAGAGGCGACCTTCCCTGATACTACATCAGAATATGCAAAGGAAGGCACCCTCGCACATGAACTATGTGAATTGAAATTGAAAAAATACACTACGGCGATGGCTAAAGGTACCTACACCAGAGCCTATAACAAAATCAAAAAGAATGAGTTATGGGCGCCTGAGATGGATGAAACTACAGACGTATACCTTGAGTACATCAAGTCCATTATGCTGAGCTACAAGGTCGCTCCCGTCGTAGTCATCGAAAAGCGTGTTGACTTTAGCCAATACGTGCCTGAAGGATTTGGTACCGCTGACTGTATCATCTTGGCTGGTGATACTCTTCACATTATCGACTATAAGCATGGTAAAGGTGTTGTAGTTGATGCGGATCATAATCCGCAGATGATGTTATACGCACTCGGTGCGATGCACGATTACAGTCTCTTGTACAAGTTCAATACTATCAAGATGACTATCGTACAGCCTCGCGTGAATAACATTTCAGAGTTTGAAATGTCCTCCGATGAACTTCGTAAATGGGGTGAGGAGGTAGTCATGCCAAAGGCTAAAGAGGCCTACGAAATGGAAGGCCACACGTTTGAGGCTGGCGCCTGGTGTGGGTTCTGTAGGGCAAAGGCTCAATGCAGAACACGATGTGAACATTTCGATGCTATGCACGTATTCACGAGTCAAGACCCTCGTCTGATTAGCCTTGAAGAACTAGGTACATACCTAGAACATGGCCAGGATATCGAGTCCTGGTACAAGGATATCAAGGAATACGCATTATCTGAGTCCTTAGCCGGTGCAGAGGTTCCAGGTTGGAAAGCCATAGAGGGTAGAGGATCCAGAGCTTTCCAAGATGGCGATACTGCCATTCAAACCCTTATCAATGGCGGGGTAGACGAATCTATCCTCTATGAACGTAAGGTTCTTACCTTAGCGCAAATTGAAAAAGCTATTGGTAAGAAAGAATTTAATGAACTCGTAGGCGACCAGGTCGTGAAGAACCCTGGCAAACCTACTCTTGTAGCTGATACGGACAAGCGCCCACGTATCACGAACCAACCTAGTGCGGCGCAAGTATTTAATACCAATGGAGGTAACTAATTATGGCATTTCAATGCAGACCAACAGAAGTTCTTTTACAAAACGTACGTTTATCCTTTGTTCATTTACTTGAACCATACACTAATCCAAATAACTTCAGCGAAGCGAAGTACAGCGCTATGATCCTTGTACCTAAATCCGATACGGCACAAGTACAAGCTATCAGTCAAGCTATTGAAGCAGCTATTGCAGATGCTCGTGTGAAACATGGCGCCAAAGTACCGGCTCAACCTAAAACACCAATTCATGATGGCGATGGCTACACACCAGGTGGTAAAGAATATGGTCCTGAATGTAAAGGCCACTATGTGTTCAACGCGTCTCAATCCATGAAATTCAAGCCTGAAGTAGTCGACCTTCAAGGTCAACCACTTACTGAACCTGGCCAAGTATATTCTGGCATGTATGCCAACGTATTGGTTAACTTCTATTTCTATAACAACCAATCCTCTGGTATCTCTGCTGGTTTAGGCCCTGTACAAAAGGTACGTGATGGTGAACCTCTTGGAGGTGGCCAACCTGCATCCGCTGCATCCGTATTCGGTGCACCTCAAGGAAGTGCAGCAAATGTATTCGGTGGCGCTGAAGCGGTTCAAGCTATCAACCCTGTAACTGGCCTTCCTATGTAATAGGCGGCCGATATGAGACATCTCAGTGTTGACATTGAAACATTCTCATCTAATGACATCGGCGCAGGAGTATACAAATATGTCGAAGCGGAGGATTTTTCAATCCTCCTATTCGCATACGCCTATGACTTTGGCCAGGTTGAAGTGGTGGATCTAGCACAGGGTGAAACGATACCTGATGAAGTGCTTCAGGATTTGCAAAATCCGGACGTGATTAAACATGCCTACAACGCACAGTTCGAAATCACATGCTTGAACAAAGCCGGATATACGACTCCATTACGTCAATGGCACTGCACGATGATTCACGGTGCGTATTTAGGGTATCCTATGGGCCTTGCCAAGTTAGGCGTGGCACTAGGGTTACCGCAAAATAAATTAAAGGACAAAGCCGGTAAAGCTTTAATCCGGTACTTTAGTATTCCATGTAATCCGACCAAGTCTAATGGCGGGCGAACTCGTAACCTTCCACATCATGAGCCTGAGAAATGGCGAACCTACGTCGAATATAATCGTCAAGATGTAGTCACTGAAATGGAATGTTACAAACGACTCGCATCGTTTCCTGTACCCGATGAAACCTGGAACGATTGGTACATCGATATTGAAATCAATAATCGTGGTGTACTCATCGACCATGACCTCGTCATCGGTGCTCTTTGCATCGATGAAGAAAACACGAACATCCTTACCAAGGAAGCACAGGAAATCACACGCTTGGCCAATCCTAATTCTACACAAGCGCTCCTTAATTGGATCAACACCAACACAGGGGCTAATCTTCCAAACTTAACAAAAGATACCGTTGATGGTGCTCTCAAGAGTGACATTAACCAGGTGGCCAAACGTGTTCTTACCTTACGTAAGAAGTTGGCCAAGTCCTCGGTATCAAAGTACGTCAAGATGGAAGAATCCTGGGGCGCTGATTATCGCCTTAGAGGCGTGTTACAGTTCTACGGAGCCAATCGTACTGGACGATGGGCAGGACGGCTGATACAGGTCCAAAACCTACCAAGAAACTACATCGAAACGCTTGATGTCGCGCGTTCACTCGTGACGCATCGTAATCGGGTAGGACTAGAACTTTTATATGGTGATGTAGCCGATACGCTCTCACAATTAATCCGTACGGCTATTATTGCACCAGAGGGTAAGACCTTATGCGTGGCTGACTTCTCTGCCATTGAAGCACGGGTTATCGCCTGGCTAAGCGGTGAGCAGTGGCGCCAACAGGTATTCGCCCATGATGGGGATATCTACTGCGCCTCGGCGTCCTCGATGTTTGGCGTTCCCGTCGTGAAACACGGCGAAAACGGACACTTACGGCAAAAGGGGAAGGTCGCAGAATTAGCCCTTGGTTATCAAGGTGGCGTGAATGCGTTAAAGGCTATGGGTGCCCTTGATATGGGGCTATCGGAAGAAGAACTTCCGGACATTGTAAGGTTATGGCGTGAAGCTTCACCACGGATTCGTGATTTATGGTATCAAGTCGAAAACGCTGCAGTGTACACCGTAACCACAGGCAACCCTATGGGCCTTGACCACGGTATTATATTTCGATTAGAAATTGATCCGATATACGGCTATCGTTACATGACGATAGAGTTACCGAGTGGGCGGAAGTTATTTTACCCTGGTGCTTACATCAAGGAAAACCAATTCGGTAAGGACGCCGTCCATTTCAAGGCGCAGTTCAACAACGCCTGGGTGGATGACAGCACATATGGTGGCAAGTTAGTCGAAAACATCACACAAGCCGTGGCTCGTGACTGCCTGGCTGTAACGTTACGTCGATTGACGATGGCAGGGTATCCAATCACCATGCACATCCACGATGAGGCGGTTATGGAAATCCCGGTCGAAGGTAAGGAGGAAACTCTTGATAAGGTTAACACCATATTCGGGGCTCCAATTCCATGGGCGGAAGGATTACACCTATCAGCGGCCGGATTCACAAGTGACTATTATATGAAGGATTAGAAAGGGCGATGGCCGTATGATTAATGATAAAAAACTAATAATTAGCGTAGGCCAAAGCCGCACATCTAAGCAATGGATTCAAACGGAGCTCATGTGGTCCGAGTTCATCGAACGGCTACGGACACCGCAACGTACTACGGAGACCGTTGAACAGTATCATCAACTTCCAAAATCAGCGCAAGCTAAGCTGAAGGACATCGGCGGGTTCGTCGGTGGTAGTTTAATCGGGTTACAACGTAAGGCGATTAACGTCACCGGTCGTGACCTTATCACCCTTGACCTTGACGCTATTGAGCCTGGCCAAACGGATAATGTAGTGCGTACAGTGGACAGCTTGGGCATGGCGTACGCCGTGTACAGTACACGTTCACACACGCCACACCGTCCACGGTTACGTGTAGTCATCCCAACCGACCGCACCATGACACCTGATGAGTACGAGCCTATCGCTCGTAAGGTGGCCAGTCTAATCGGTATCGGCATGATGGACTCGACCACGTTCGAAGCCTCGAGGCTTATGTACTGGCCGGGATGCTCCAGTGATGCACAGTATGTGTTCAGATATGCGGATAAGCCGTTCTTATCGGCTGACGGCATCCTAGCTGAGTACACCGACTGGCGAGACGTGGCATCATGGCCACAGGTACCAGGTTCTGAGACTTCGGTTAGAGTGAAACAACTACTTACGAAGCAACAGGATCCATTATCCAAGCATGGTATCGTAGGCGCCTTTTGTCGGCAGTATGGTATTCGTGAGGCTATCGATACGTTCCTACCTACCGCGTACACGTACGTTGACGGCTCCAACGACCGTCTAACATACGTCGAAGGTTCTACCATCGGCGGTGCTGTAATCTACGATGATGATAAGTTCTTATACTCGCATCACAATACGGATCCGTGTGGTGGCCAACTCGTGAACGCCTTTGACTTGGTTCGACTTCATAAGTTCCATGACCTCGACGAGACAGCCAAGGACGGCACACCGCCGCATAAGATGCCTTCGTTCCTGGCGATGAGTAAGCTAGCCTTTGAGGACGCAGAGGTGGCCATCAGTATCCAACAAGAACGTGCGCGTGAGTCCGCTACGAACGTGTTCCAAGATTCGATAAGTAATTCTACTGCTACCGATGTAACCGATCTTGACGCTAACGCTATGCTCGAGACTGAATGGATGAAGTCCGCCGGTCTCAAATATAACGAGAATCAGGGGCTTAAGAAAACGCGTGATAACATTCTTAAACTATTAACGCATGACCCGGCCATCAAGGGGCGTATCGCATACGATAAGTTCGGTAGTCGGTATATGGCTATGGGCGCCTTACCATGGGCCCTATCGGAACACGGTAAACGCATATGGACTGACACCGATGATAGTGGTATCCAGTGGTACCTTGAAAACCGATTCGATATCACCGGCAAGGATAAGGTCCTTGATAGCGTTCTACTAATAGCGAAACAAAACGCATTCAACCCAGTGACCGATTATTTAGACAGTCTCATCTGGGACGGCGTAGCACGGCTTGACACGATCTTCATCGATTACCTGGGCGCAGAGGATAACGTGTATACCCGTGCGGTAGGTC